GAATGTCCACCCAATGGTTGAGTTGATGTAACGCATCTGAACGGCTGCATATCTGTCGTTCAGCGTCAGGTCTTCAGCGATGCTCTGGATGTTTGATCCGTTGCGGGCCACTACGTTGGTGGTCAGGCCATTCCCGACCGTTACCCAAACCACATCGCCAGCAGCAGGAGTTGCCGGGAGAGTCACCGTCGTTGCTGCTACGTTGGTCAAGACATAATGGTTGCCTGCAGCGGCTGCTTGTGTAGTCCCGGTAACAACATTAAGGATTGGCGTGCCAGCGGCGGTATTTGTGATCGTAATGCTGCCCGTACCATTTGTAATAGTGATACCTGTGCCCGCCGTCAGCGTGGCCTTGGTCAGCGTGTTGCCGGTGCTGTTGCCGATGAGGAGCTGGCCATCTGTGAACGAACTTTGGCCACTGCCACCAGATGCTACCGGCAAAGGTGAGTCCAGGCCTGAGATCTCACCGCCTGTGATTTTTACATTGTCAGAATTTTGAGCCGAAAGCGTGCCAAGCTCTGATCTCGGGGCTAGAGCCAGCAGCTCTAAAGCCTGGGCAAGCCTGCTGATCTGGGCCAATGCGTCGTTTGCTGTGGCCGCTGCGTTATCAGCCTGATACTCGAAGTCGGTCCCAACGATGACCTGGATCTGATCGACCGTGGAAAAAAGCAGCTCGAACTGCCTGATCTGCTGCTGGTCGGTCAGGAAAGTGGCAAGCTGATCTCGCGTCAGATTGAGCCTGCGGGATGTGGGTGCGGTTGCCATCAGTATGCCAATGCCTCGATCTGGGCTTCAAGACGAATGAACGATACATGGGCATCGCTGTCACCACGGAAGCGTTGAATGCGCCAGTTGCGCATGTGGCCTTGCTGAAACCATGCTAGGCGCTTTGCGGTGTTGCCTGTCGTGCCAACACTAATGATGCGGTCTTGGCTCCACGATTTCCCATCCACGCTGTAGCTGGTGCTGATCTGTGGATTGGTGCCAATGGCCACGCTGCCGGTTAAGCTGACCAGCTCTAGCTCATTGAAGATTGCGCCATTGCTTTCGTTGTAGACAATGAGCGTGCCAAATTCCCAGCGCACTTGCTGGCCCCAATGCTCACCAGTACTTTGCACAAAGTATCCAATGGAATTGGATTGTGTGTCGCCCACCAACCACTTGTCGTAGCACCAGACCAGATTTCGTGCGCGATACTGCGCAAAGCCAGCCACGGTGGTGGTCAATGTAAACCATACTTGCTCGCCAAGTGCCTCAGATGCCGATGCATCGTAGACGATGGTGCGATCTGGCAGGTGCACATATAAGTGCTCGTGGTTCTTGTCATTTCGCGCTTCGAGCTTGACCGTGGCAAGTTGTGCCTCAGTGTATTGCAGCAACAAATTGTCGATCTCTTGCGTGCTCACCTTTTGGGTGACGGCTGCTGCGCCAACATAGATGCCTGGCGCTTCATTGCGACCACTGCCCAAGAATGCAATTCTCTCGATATAGACGCAACATCCAAACGTGCCAATCACGCCTTTTTGAATTTGAGCGCCTTCAATGCGTGCAAATGGGAACAGTTCGCCACCCACGTTGTCGAACACCTCAATGGTATTGCGGTTGAGTGCATAGATTTCATTGCGCAGTTTAAGCAATGCCACCACTGGATCGGGGTCGGCTTCTGCACTGCCATATTTCAGAGGATTGACGGCCAGAGGATTTGATAGTTCAGTGACAACTAAAAATTCGCCATCGGTGGTCATGAAGTAACCATCCACCCACGCCACATCAAGCACCACGCCCAAGTCTGGGTCGGTGTTCTGTGTGAGAGTAGATGCCACTGGGTCCCAAAAATACAGTCGGCCACCAGATGCAATGGCCAGCAGATCGAAGCTGTAGTCAAATGTCACTAGCGTGTTGATTGGTCCACCAACATCGCCCAAAATCATCACTGTGCCATTGCTGGCCACTGATACCAGCTTTGTGCCCATGACTCGGTAGCAGATGCCATTCCAGTTGACACCGCCACGATCAATGCCTGGGCCTGTGCCGTTGGCCACAATGCCATCGCCTGGTCTTAGGAATCCATTGCTGATGCCAGACTTCTTTGGCACTGGCATCATGTTCACCGGATAACTGGTGCGCAGCTCTGGCGTGTTGTCAGCGTAGATGCCGTTTAGGATTGGGATTTGCATGGCTTACCACTTGACCTTGTTGGCCCAATACGCTGCGCTCATCTTGCCCTTGGCAATGTTCTCAGCATGTCTGGCCTTGAATGATTCTCGACGAGCCTCGGATGCCTTTGACTCGCCTTCCTTCTTTGGAGACCCAGACACGCCTTGCTGACCGAAGCGAATTGTCTTCACTTGGTCACCGGCCTTGGCCACGACAACGTGGCTTTTGGTCGGATGCGATGGCGTGCGCTTGGGCTTGTTGTAGCCTTCCACGCCAGCGCGAGCAAGTCTTGAGTCCTTGGTGGCCATTAGATGCCGCCTTCTCCTGTGGCCACGTTCAATGTGGTGCCAGATGCAGAGATGTGCGACAAAGCAGTGTCTTCTGTTGACTTGCGAATGATGATCTCGCTGTTGGCGCGAACAGGAATGTCTGCTGTAGTTGCAGCGCCATCACCGATTCGCACGTAGCAGATATTTGCGCCACTGTTGACCAGTCGGACCGCTTTGTCTTGTTGGTTGATAGTGATTGCAGCAGATGATGCTGCTGGCGTGACAACTTGGTTTGAGCCAAGGCGTGGGCTGAATTGATTGACGACTGACATGGTGTTCTCCTAAAAATTAAGCAACGCGATACCACGAATTTGTGGCTTGGTAGAAGCGCATGGTAAAAAATGCATTGGCTGCCAATGTTGTTGGTGCACCATAGGCATTGGCCGCACCATTTACCGCCAGCGTGAAGGATGTGATGATCTGTGTGGTTGTCACCAGCACTTGAGTGCCATCAGGCACGCCAGTGTTCAAAGGCAGTGTGATTGTGCCTGCGGCCAGAGTGCCAGCAGGCTGGATGACCATCCATTGCTGTTCGCTGACAGGTGTGGGAACTGTGATGTTGAAGCCAGTGGCTGGTGTGTACAGGTTGGTGGACACAGTGGGGGCTGCAAATGTCTGTTGGAAGTATTGCAGCAACTGCGTGATCGAAACCTTCCGAGCATCGCCATTGTTGGAGACATAAACCGGAAGCAGATCACCGCCAGAGACTTGGCTGATGCCTGATAGTTGATTGATGGTTGGCATGATTGTGGTTCCTCAGTTGAATTCGATTGGGCCATCTTGACCTGCCAAGACTGGATCGACTGGCGGACGGATGAAAGGATTGTCGTATACGCGCCAGGGCTTGTTGCCTGCGCCTGCTGGCATGGTGCTTGGGAGTTGTTGCTCCATTGGCATGGCCGCACGCGACAGCAGGGTGTTGTAGGACTCCTTGGCCGTGGCCTTGGTGTCGGGCATGACCTGCTTGCCGTAGCTGGGTGCCAATTTAATGGCCAGATTGGTGTAGATCGCCTCGTTTGAGCTGTCAGGCACGTTGGTCTGCTCGTCCAGATCGCTGTCTTGAGGACTTGATGGCAGTGGGTATCCCAAGCGAATGCCAAGCGCATTCCATGCTGCGATCATGGTGTCCAGCCTGCGCAGGGCAGACTGCAACTGCTCTGGGGTCAGATCAAAGACGTAGGAGGCCAGACCAATTTCCTCGAAGGCCTGTGCGACGAATTGGCGTTTTGTCCATCCCATGTCATTCTCCTGTGTTCTCAGACAATCTGTCTTGGATCAATTGTCCCAGTTTTTTGTCTTTTGTGCGACCATCAAAGCGAATTCCGAGTTCTGTGGCCTTGGCCTCAAGTTCCTCTCGGGTTGGCAATGCATCATCTTCTGGCACGATTGCCTGAGTTTCTGCTGCCTTGGCTGCTGCCTCGGCCTGCTCTCGCAACAATCTGTGATTGATACCGTCGATTGGCTTGGATGGCTTGCGCACCTTTACAGGTTTTTTATTCTTTGCGTATCTTGGCGTGAGAATGATGGTCTCCATCATTTGGCCTTTCTTTTCATGGGCTTTGCTGTTTTTGCTGCGGCTTTGAAAGCTGCGGCAGTAGGTGCGCCCTTTGTGCCTGGCTTGCGCATGCGCTCAGGCGTTTTGCCTGCGGCCTTCTGGTCTGCAATGCGCTCACGCTTGGCGTGAATGTTGGCGTACAGACCGGCCTTCATTTCATGGCCTTTTTAGGCGCTTTGCTGGGCTTGCCTGCGGCCTTGGCTGCTTTGGTGGCCACATTCAATGCGATGGCCACGGCCTGCTTCATTGGCTTGCCGGACTTCTTTTCCATCTTGATGTTCTTGCCGATGGATTTGCTCGAATAACCTTTTGTCAATGGCATGGTGTGCTCCTATTGAGAAAGGGGGGCCGAAGCCCCCCAGTCTGTTTTGCTGGATTACTGGTTGAACAACAAGATACCAGACATTTCTGGGTTCTTGTTAACCACACCGAACAGCGTGTCCATACGATACTTGATCGTCATGCTGTTGATGTCGTACCACTTTTGCAAGACCAACTCAATGCCTTGGTCTGTGCTTGCACGCATCACTGCGACACCAGCGTCAGAGGGCACTGCGTAACGGCCAGGCAAGATTTCCAAGGAATCACGCTGCCAGAACACGTTCACAGAAGCTGCGTTGACGTTCAAGAAGGTGATGGCGGCTGCATCGGCTGCGATGGCAACTTCCACGTTCTTGTACTGCAACTGAGCGTCTGTTGGGCCTGTGCCACCGATGGTTTGAGCACCGATGATTGGAGGCGTGATGGTCATGGTAGTGCCAGAATCAACAGACACAACACGGAAAGTCTTCAACTGACCAGTGCTTTGCTTGGTGATGTGGTGCACAGCGTAGACTTCAGCGATCGTGAATGCATCACCAGCAGCAATGCTGGTAGTGCTGTTCACGGTAACGGTCTGGAAGCGGTTGTCCACGTTGATCTGGCCGCCCACAGCTGTGGAAGTGGCTTGAGGAGCGTAGTTCGCTTGTGTGTTAGAGCCGTTTGTGTCGATGGTCTTGCTAGTGCCAGCAGCAGCTGTCAAGCGGTTTGCGTAGTCCATCTTGTAGGTGTCGAAACCTGCGACCATGCCAACGTAGTTGCGCTCGTATGCCTTGTCAGACTTGGCATTGCCGAACGAACGGCTGGCTTGAGACAGGTTACCGGCCAGACCGTTGTAGTCACGGCTAGACAAAGCCATGAAACGATCGTAGTCAGGCACGCCTTGCTCGTTCATGATGGTGTCGCACAAAGAGACATCATCATAGTCACCAGCAGCGGCACCGATAGGCACAACCAAAGAGCCGAGGTTTGCAGCCGAGCTCATGATGGCCACGTTGATGTCAGAGGCCAGCTTTTGCTTGGCGCTCTCACCCAGACGGCCTTCTTGCAATGCATCGCGCAACTCGAGGGCAGTCATTTCCCAAGGCACAGTCTGGCTGTAGCCCAAGGTGGCAGGAACGGCCAACTGTGTCATGCCTTGGTATTGGCCAGCGATGCTATTGCCAGGGGTGCTGGAAATCGACTGGGCAATGTAAGGCTGGGGACGCCAGATGGTGTTGTTGGCGCGTTCCATCATTGTCTGATCTGTGTTGTAGATGTTGACATGACGAGACAAAACCAGCGCGTCTTGGAAGCCTTCGAGGAGGTCTTCAAACGCAACGCGCTCTTCTTTTGAGAAACTATTGGACATGGTATTTCCTTAAAAAATCATTTAGATGAAGCTGCTCGCTTCTGCGCCTTGTACTGCACGACCTTGGTCATGTTGCCAGTACGAGCCGCTTCTTCTCGCAGCCGTTCGAGGGTTGAGTCCACCGCCCCAGATACTCGGCCAGTTCCTGACACGATTCTCTCGGGTGGCGGGGCTGCCTTACGGTTTGTAACTTTCAATTCTTTCTCCAGTTTTGCTACCGCGAAGGCAAACTTTACAGGGTCTTTAATGTCGGACAGCTCTTTGGCCTTCTTTGGATTCTTGCCGAGCGCGTAGATGACGAGCGCAGGATTATCCGCACCTTGGAGCACCACGCCTTGCTGGGTGATGTTGAACAACTCTTGGGCCACGGCCTCAGCGTCTTCAAAATCTTTGACTCTCAGCTCGGCTTTCGCCTTGCCGTAGCCATCCAGTTTGGCTTGCCATGCTTTTTGCTGATTCATAACTTCAGCTTCTTGCTTGGCTGCAGCTTCATCGGCTTGTCGCTTTCGCTCAAACCAATCAGCCAGTGCTGCCTCGAATTTGTCAGCGTCATAGTCGTGTTCTTCAAGACTTGGCTTCTTGCCCAGCACGACCGGCTTGGTCTCAGTCTGTGCGGTGCTTTGCAGCTTGCCTTGCAGTTCACGGTTTTGCCGTTGCAATTCTCTGTTCGTCTTACGCAGCTCGCGTACCCATTCAGGCGCATGAGTCTGTTCTTCGGGAGGTGGCGCTTCCTCACCAATGGATACGATCACCTCGTCGCTGTCGCCTTCGTTGCCTTCGGTGCTCTGGTCTTCGCCCTGGTCATCGATGGATTTGTGCTCCTCGGTGGTTTGCTCAGTGCTCTGGCCTTCGTCCTCAACAACGATGGTGTCATCGTCTTGGTTTTCTTCTCCTGATACTGCCTTTGTGTTCATCTTCTGACCCCATCAAACTCACCCATTAGAACGGCTGGGTGGATGCCGTTTATCACATTCTCGCTCTTTTTCGTTCACCTTACAACTGGCTGAACGATCTGGCCTTGCAAAATTTGTTGCACTGCCTCTGCATTTGTGAGCGCCATGTTCTGTGCGGTCTCGTCGACCTTGCCCAAAGTCTCCAGTGTTTGAGCGCGTTTGAGTTCTGCGCTGGCCACGGTTTCGACGGTGTCGGCTCTATGCAGACAACTACCACAGAAGAACAGACAACCACAACATCCACGTCAACAACGTCAACAACAACCACCACATCCACATCTACGACAACATCCACCACGACGACAACAACCACAACAACAATAGCCCCGACAACAACAAGCACAACTTCAACAACTGTCGCGCCGACAACCACGACTGTCGTTCAACCCACCACGACAACTTCAACTTCCACCACCACATCATCTACCTCCACGACAGTTCCGGTCACTACAACAACAGAAAACCCTACAACAACCACAACAATCCCTGTAGAGATACCCCCAGTTATCAGCCAAGAACAAGCAGTTGAGTTGGCAACAAGCCCTGAAGTGTTGGCCACCATCACAGCAGAAGAAGCAACCCAAGTGTTTGAAGCTTTGAATGTGGATGACCTCTCTGATGCACAGATTGAAGCACTAATAGAAGCAGTACAAGAAGCCCCCGAAGAAGTCAGAGAAGCCTTCGAGGAATCAGTCAACATCTTTGGTGGAGCCGTAGATACCTACATCCCAGTCGGGTCAACCATCCCTGTATCCCAACGCCGAGCCTTGATTGCCATAGCAGGAATGACAGCCGTAGCCGCCGTCGCCTCCAGACGGAAATGATAAAGTAACCCCTATGCAAAAATACTTTGGTGCTATCACGTCATTGCTTTTATGGGCTGCCGGAACAGGGCTAGTCCTAATCACACTGTCTGGTGATGCCCTTAGTAAAGCAATGTTTATCAGCGTTGCCGCTTTGCTTATCAACATTATCGCTATCGCATTAGGAGTCGGAGTAGACGAGTAGATACGACAGTGCCCCTAGCAAGGGAGAAAGGGGTAACGACCTTGCTAAGGGCAACAGCACTCTACCACCTACTTTGACTGTTGGTGTCATCAACAGGGAAAAATATGCCAAGAAAATACAGTTACTACCCAAGTTTTGATGGCAAGAAGGCACAGCCTGGAACGGAAAAGCTTGCTGATTTGTGTAAACGTCGTTGGAAGACGAAGAACATTGGCATCTATTCCTTGAGGCTGATGAAAAATGACAAGACTGCTGGCAAAAAAATTGGCGACCCAGGTATGGAAAAGTACCTATCGGTTCACGCCACTGGCGCAGCCTTAGACTGCCAATATCCTGACGAAAAAGTTGCTCGTGAAATGTGGGATTGGTTGCTGAAGTATTCCGAAGAACTAGAGATTGAAGAAATCCATTGGTATGCCTTTGGTGACTATGGTGCTGGATACAGGTGTAGTCGTGGACCAGGGAAATCGGGGGTCAAAATTTTTACTAAGGATGACAATGCCGGTTCGTATCAGGGTTCACCTTCCTGGTTGCATATCGAAATTTCTCCTGCTATGGCGAAGGATGCCGCCAAGTTCGAAGCAGCCTGGCGAGCCTTACCTAAGCCTGAATGAAACGTGCAGTGATGTTTGCCCTTATCCTGTTCGGTTGTATTGGTGCCAGTTCAATAGCAATTCTGTTATCAGTATGGATTGAAGCTGTCAAGATTAGTAACAGGAAAAGTCAATGACTGTTGCCCAATGGATTATCACAGTTGGCGCAACCATCGGTGCGCTCGGCATCATCTACCGAAGTGTTATACATCCGGTGTTCAAATGGGCGCAACGCCTAGAAAAAACAATGACATTCGTAGAACAACAAATGCTCCCCAACGGTGGCTCATCCCTGCGTGATTCGGTCAACAGAATTGAAGCACGTTTAACTCTTGTAGAGGAACACATCACCACTCCACGATGATAATGTGACAAGTCCTATGACACTCACAGACCTGCTTCTCATCCGTAATTTCCTTTCAAAAGTAGTAGTTCGAGGCATTGAAGAAGACCAACTTCTGCATCTCGTAGCACGAATAGATGCCCTACTTGAACAGCCTCGCCAAGTATCAGCCGCCTAGTAATATCAGGATATGGTCGCAATCAAAAACCTGTATACCTGCCCCAACTGTGGAGAAGTATGGCCTATCAGCCAAGGCAAATGGTGCCACGATTGTCGCGTAGAAGGAGAACACCTTGACGAACGAACAGACGACTGAACTAGAACCACCACCATACCCAGTAGCTCTTGTCTACTGGGCTGACGCTTGTGGGGGCGACCCAGGTTGGCTAACCCTTGACGACGTAGATGACGACGGCGAAACACTTGTCCAATCAGTAGGTTTCCTAGTACCCACAGGCGATGCCGGAGCGAAGAAAGACCACATCACACTGCTCCAAACCTTCCACGAAGGCGACGGAATAAACCTGTTTTATATCCCTGTCGGAATGATGCGTAAAATAATCTTGATGAACAGTTGACAAAGACACACCCTGCGTGTACTCTGACCAATAGTTAAACAACAAGAAAGGGGAAACGCAATGGGATACCAGCGTTACCGAATACCAAAAGAACCACACGGCTCACAAGCTTGGCTCAACCAAAGATATATGGATGACCAAGGCAACCGTCGAATCTCTGCATCAGCAGCAGGCGCAATCTACGGTGTGCATCCGTTCGTAAAGCAAGACCAATACGCCGCAGAACTACTGTCCGGTGTAGCACCAACAC